CTATACCCTCCTTTTTAGTTTTACAATCCATACGATTACGGCAGTGAGGATGACGGCAATCAGACTACCTAAAAACATCCCGCCGAAGTCCTGCTTGGTCTGCTCCCAACGGGTCAGCTTGCGCTCCACCGGATAGGGGACGCTCCGCACCACCGTATCGGCACTCTGCCGCGACAGCGAATCAATCACGGCCAGCAGCCGTTTCTTCTCGCGGTCGTTCAATTTCGTGACCTCACGAAAATGGTAACGGTCATAGCCGACCACGCGGTTCAGGCTGTCGAGTATCGGAACTATGCTGTCATAGCGCATATCGGCCTCGTAGACGCGTTCCGTCTCGCGGATGGTGTCATGTACCGTCCGCGAGACAAAAACGCTGTCAACACGCTCTGTGACGCTCTCCTGCGGCACGTACACCGTCTTGGGCGAACATCCCGACAACAGCACCGTCAGCAACGTGACGATACACGCCACTATCCTATCTCTTGCCATATCTCGCCACATAAGTCTTTATGCCCTCCACGTGCAGTTTGACGATGGTGTCCCGACCCTCCGCGCTCAACAGCCAATCAACGTCCTCCTTGTTGTCTTGGAACAGGTTCTCGGTCAGGCAGGCGGCGCACTTGGTACCGCGCACAACGGCCAGGTTGCCCTCCTTGTCGCGGTCGCCGTCCGTGAGGTCTGTGCGTATCTTCGTTCCTTTCGGCAGATACTTGACAGCCGCATCGTACAGGCAGTCGGCCAGCTTGTCGCCCATCGTCTGACCCTTGCTGGTCCATGCCTCCCATCCTCGTGCGTTGTGCCATTGGCTGTCGTTCGGCGGCGCGGCGTTGTTGTGGATGGAGACGAACAGCACGTTCCTGGCTCCGAGTCTGTCACACCATGCGTTGACACGTGCGCAACGCTGGCCCAGCGGGATGTCGCCATCCTCGGGGACGGTGTTCTCGGCATCGTAGCCTTGCGTTTTCAGCCGCTTGACCACTTCTTTTACAATCTCGCGGCAGTAGACATACTCTTTCAGTCGCCCGTCTGGACTCTGCTTGCTTCCCACACCTGTCAACGGCGGGTTGCCGTGGCCCGCTTCTAAAAGCACCTTCATGCCTTGCCTCCTTCCTCATTCGGCTCTCCGCACAGAACGTCCCGGAGTTCCATGCACTGTCCCAGGGTCCAGTCCGGATTGGCGTCGCACAGCGTGTCGAACACTTCGTCAGTCAGCGGCGCAAAGTCCAGTTCCACATCCTTGTCCCGCTCCTCACCGAGGCACTGGTTAAGCGCGGTGTTGAACTCGTAGTTGGCCGTCAGCGCGTCCTTGTACAGCGGCTCGTTGATTGCAGCCTTCTGCGCGTCGGCGTCCATCGCGGCGAATTTCTGCACAAGTCCGGCCACCTCGTCGTAGTTGTCGGGCCGGAGCCGCTTCACGGCCTCGTCGCGGTACACGTCGAAACCGTCGGCCACCGCCTTCATCGGGTACATGGCCTTGAACATGGTCTTGCGGGCCGATGTGCCGGGACATTTCGCGCCGTCGAGCATCTGATGGATGCCGATGACCGTCCCTTTCTTGATTTTCCTCTTCATGATATATGTGCTGTATTTTTTTATGACTTGTTTCCTGTGTTTCCTAAAGCGACGAGACCACCTCGCCGCCGCCGGGCGTCACTTCGATGCCCACCAGTATGGCCGCCCACGTCACGGTCGAGAGTCCGGTGTAACTGATTCCGAGATATTGGTACGGTTCCGCGAGCGCGGACGAGCCGTTGTATTCCCATGTCTTTCCGGCCTTCACCGTCACGTTGCCGAGGGTTTTCAGCGTCTTCCTGGCCGTCCCCTGGTTGCTTGTGGCCGCGAGCAGGAGCACGTTCGGAAAAATCGTGTCGGACTTGCTTCCGTTGTAGATGGAGATGTCGTAGGTGACCATCGTCTTCGCGGTGTTCCATTTCGCGATGATTGTCACCGTGTACATGTCCTGCTGCGAGAGGATATGTATCGTCACGGCCGTGCTCTCGATTCCGCAGGCCACGAACGTGTCGTTGGCCGGCACCGAGCCTCCGGGTATCCAGCGCACGCTCGATATGAACGGCACCGCCGTATAGGTTCCGGTCTTAAGTCCTCTGGAGCCGTTGAAGTCAACCTGCCATGCGTTGCCCTCGGCGAACGTGTGTGCGGCGGATGCGATCCATTCGCCCTGTCCGTTATAGAGCAGCACGGCGAAGTACCACTGCGACAGTGGCGGCACGTTGGAGTCTACGGAGCCCTCGAAATCCGCCAGGCTGAGCGAGCCGCCGCCGGACACCGGATACACGCAGTCTATGACCGGGCCGTCGGAGAGCATCACGTCCTGTGCCTGGATTGTCCCGAACGGGGGCAGCGCGTTGTGGTCGTAGCCGTCGAAGTCGGTCAGACGTGTACGCATGGCCGAGGTAGGGTGTCTGTACGTCCACGACACCGCGCCGGATTTCAAGGCCGCCACAAGCGTGGCCCTGGAACTGTGCAGCGTAGGGAGCGACAGGGAGAAGTTGTTGGTCTTGCGCGACAGGTCGGTCAGGTCGAGCTGTGTGTCGATGTCCTCCGGCTTGAACCTCGCCCAGCGGTTTATCTTCTGCGACATACAGAGCGTACCGAGGTCGTAGGACGACTCTCCCAGCGCGTCATGCACGTCGTCGATGCTGACAGGAGCAGTTATTATCCCGTTGCTTACCGGCATGGCATCACTCCGCTGGTGCTCCCGCTTCGGCCTTGGCCGCGTCCACGAACTCCTGAATCAGCTTCAGCACGGCCACCTGCTGCGCCGTGGTCATGGCACGCAGGTAACTTACACCCAATCCTCCCTCGGAGTGCGTGTCGAACGTCGCCACTGCCATGCCTGTCTCGTCCTCCCTGGCGAACACCTCTCCCGCGCTTATGCTGCGGAACACGCCGCCGTGCGCCGTCGCCTGGCCGCGTATCGTGTACTCCCTGTCCGCGTCATCGCGGTTGCTCAACGTGAGCGTCTTGCTTTCTGTCTTAAGGTTCATGATCGTTTCGTTTTATCTGGTTTGCAATTCAGTTAGTCTTTCCCTCAGTTTCCCGTTCTCGCGTTCGAGTTCGGCGATGCGCCTCTCATGGTCCAGGGTCATCCTGGCCACCGATATTACCGACAGCAGCGCGGTCTTGCCGTACTGTAGGCCCAGGTAGCCGTCAGGGCGTTCCGTGACGAGCAGGGGACTTACGCCCTGCCAGTACTGCGCCATGGAGCCGACGTCCATTGTCCCGTTGTCCTTCCACCGGAACTCCGCCGCCGGGGCCGAGGCTACGGCACGGACGTCAGGGACGAAATCCCGCAGGATGTCCTTGAGCCTTGCGTCCGAGGACGTGTTCTGTCCCCTGGCGGAGACGTACCCGTCCGACCAGATTCCCGTCGTGGCGTAGATGGTGCCCATCATGGACAGGCAGGAAGCGTTCATCACATTCAGCGTCATGGTGTCGTCGTCGTACACCAGCAACGCCTCCGTGCCGATAATCAGAGCTCCAACATGCGCGTCACCGTTCACGTCGAGGGCGTACTGGGGATTCAGGGTCTTGATTCCGACGTTGCCGTTGTGCAGGGCTGTGAACGCGCTTCCGGCCAGGTAGACGTGTCCGAACGAGTTGCTGACGCGCAGGGGGCGCAGGTTGTTGAAGTTTCCGTTCGGGGTGTCCTCGGACGTCAGGAGCAGGAACGAGTCGTGTCCGTCGTTGCGGAATATCGTGCCGAACGAGCCGTAGACCATGCGCAGGGCGTTGGCGGAAGTGGTCTTTATCTCGCCGCGCGCCGAGATGGAGCCTACTCCAGTCATATCCCCGGAGACCGACTTCGGCTTCCCGGTCTGGAAGAACGTCTGTCCCCACGCGGTGAACGCAGTGTCGTCGGCCAGTTTCGTGGCGGAGGCCACGTTGCTGTCCGTGAAGGCTATCTGATGCCACTTGCCCCATGTCTTTGTAGCGTTTACAACGCCGCTTGCCCTCCACCATAGGCTACGGGTAACATCCGTGGCGGAACCATGGTTGATGTCGGCAAATAGCTGGCCGCAGATGGTACTGGTCGTCTTTATATGCAATGCCATGCCATATAATGCGCCAATCGGAGCATTGACCCAATAAGAGGTGCCGGCATAATTGACCACGACACCGCCGTTAGGAGCCATAGTATCGAGGTCATAGCCGCCCGCCTCTGCCGCACCGTAGAATGTTGAGAAAGAAAGCGCGAGCTTGCGGATGTCATCCATGTGTTTTCCGTCCAATAAATCCGCGTCCAGGCCGGAGCCGGAGCCGTCCACGGTCTTGACCTTCGCCAGCACGTCCGCCGCCGTGTAGCCCGACTTCTTGACGTATGTCGTGTCGAGGACGGATGCGTAGTTGCCTTCATGCAGGACTTTATAGTTCTTGTAGGTAAATCGGCTCGTGCTGACAGCAAGGTTGGTGTTGAGGACCCAGGGACTCGCGCCCCATCCGAGATAAAGGTACCTGTCCTTAACATTGCCCGATGAGTCCGCATCGGTCAGCGAGCCGATGCCAAGGGAGTCCGCCGTGGCCGTGGGGTCGGAGTCCGCGTCCCAGTATATCCCGAGTGCCTTTCCTCCCGTGGCTTTCTTCGCGCCGACGAAATGCAGGTTGCCACTCGTCGCCTTGTTCGCTGTAATGGTCTGCGCCGTTCCGAGCGTCACATAGTTCGCCTCGACCCAGGACTCAAGGGCGTAGCCCGTAAGGCTCGCCGTAGCTATCGCCTCGTTGACCCACTTGCCGTTGCGGTAAATCAACGCCTGGCCGTTGGCAAGTGTTCCCAACTGCACGTCCAAAAGGTCCGACAGGTACGACTTTCCGGACGCTGTACCTCCGCTTCCACCGGCGTTCACGCCTCTTGCCGATACCGCGCCCTCGGAGTACAGCCCTTTGTCGAACTTAAGCATGTTGTTGGCCGAGTCCCATGAGATTGTGCAGTCGCCAATTCTGAGAGACGTTACCCTCGCCGAGCCGTTGACGTCGAGCTTGTACGCGGGCGACGTGGTGCCGATGCCGACGGAGCCCTTGATATATGCGTTACCCGTATTGTAAGCAAGGGTCATGCAGTCGAAGTAGGAACCGGCTGCGGATGTGTAGTTGCTCTGGATGTGGAGAGTCCCGGCGGAGTTGAGCAACTTCCACGAAGCGTTTGCCCCGCGCCATAGCTCTGCATAGACATCGCCGCCCGCCCCGGATGCCGAAGACTGTAGCCGCAGGTTGCCCGTGTTGGTGATAAGCCCGCTCGCCGTTATGCTTCCGACCCCCGTCATATTGCCGCTGACATTTCCCGTGCCGTTGAACGGCTGTCCCCATAAAGTACGGGTAGTCTGGAACTTGGTGGCAGAGGCGGCGTTGATTGACCAGTTCCCTGAGCCGTAATACCATGTGCCGCTGGTTGTCCCGAACGTATAGGCGTTGCCTTGCAGGGAATAATACACTCCCGTACACCATGACGGATACCCGTTGGCGTTTTTTGCATTATAAAGATGCAGGTGGACGAATCCCCGCGAGTTGGGGGAAACGGCACCGATCAGGCTCCCGCCGTTCGGATAGTTGTCGATGGCCCATTTGCAGATTCCCTGAAGGTAATATTCATTATCTGTCTTATGTTCCGCATCGTTGTATCCAAGGCTCACAAGTTGCGTGTGTGTCGGGAAATCCACGAATATCGCTATCTGTCCGTTCAGCACGCCTGCGTGCTTTCCGTCCAGCAGGTCCGCGTTGAGGTTGGCCACAAGATTGGTGTTCGCCATCTTCCCGCCGGAAAGTCTCAGGTAACGGGTGTCGCAGACTGTGTTGAAGTTGTAGGAGTTAAGTATCTTGTTCCATGCCTTCGTCGTGTTTATCGCCTCGTTGGAGAATGAACGGTAATACAATGCGCCGTCACTGCTGAACCCAAGCTGGGAGCAGAAATCTCCCGGATGCCTGTTTATCGTCAGTATCGCGTTCGCGTTATCGGTGCAGGGGAAAATACCCTCGATGTCTTTGTGTATCTCGGGATAGAGTCTCACACAACGGACCCCGGGATTATCGATGACGGAAAAAGCCATGACGCCTTTCAACACCTGCGCCGAAGTCGCAAACGGCACGGTAATGCTTCTCGTGGCTCCGTTCTTCGTCCACGTCAGATAGTTGCCGCTCGTGCCGAGAGCGGTGACGAAAGCGGCGTTGGCGTCGGCGGTCTTCATGTAGGCGGCGAGCGACTGATGCTGTGTAAGGTAGTTTCCCTTTGGCTGGTAGTTCGCCTCGACCCATGACTCAAGGGCGTAGCCGGCCATGTCCGGAAGCGTGAGCGCGGAGTTGATCCATTTGCTCCCGTTCCATGCAAGCACCTGTCCGGACGTCAACGCGCCGAGGTCCACGTCAAGCAGGTCTGACAGATAGCTCTTGCCTGAACCCGAACCGCCCCCGTTGCCGTTCAGCCCCCGCGCAGACACGAATCCGTCCGTCCAGAAACTCGCGTTGACCTTGACGCTCGTCACCGTGCTTATGTCCGTTATGTCGCTCCAGTTCTTCGCCGTGGAGCCGACATAGGGGACGAAAAGGTTCGCGAGCTTGTTCGTAAGGTTCGTCACGGACGATATGGACTGCGCCAGCCCCTGTGCGTTGCCCCCGATGTTGATGTCGATGCCGTTGCCGAGCGTGAGATGGCCATCCATCCCCATCGAAATGCCGTAGCCGTTGGCCGTGTCACCAATCTCAAGCCCTGTCTTCTTGATACGGAAAAGACCGTCCACGAAATACCCGGTGCCGTCCATGCGGATCAGGGAGGTGGCGTATGTCCCGGCGGCAAGATTCTTCTTGACGTCGTTCTTGTCGAACAAATCGACCATCGGACCGCCCCACCACGAGCCGATTGTGCGGCCTCCCTGAGTGTCAAGCCACGCGCCGTTCATCCCGGCCATCGTATGCCGGAGTCCTGCCGAATCAGTGTAGCCAAGCTGTATGAGCGTTGACAGTATCAGGCCGTCCTTTATGTCGGTGTTCTCGTTCAGTGCCGCCTTAAGGTAACCGTACGAGTCAAGCTCATTGTTTACATCCGTGGCGTCCGAAAGCACAGGTATGCGCACCCGGTCAATCACCTTGCTTCCGTCTTTAAGTTCAAACTCGATGGACTCCGTATCGGCCAGTACGGCAATCGCCGCCGATGTCCCGGAGGAATGGGCCAGCGTTCCCGCCGCCCCGTCCGGAACGCGTCTGTAATTCAGCGTGTGGTCGGCGGACAGGGCGTAGGCCGAGCTGCCCGTCACCCTGTACACCGAGCAGGACACAGCCGTCGCCGACAGCGTGCCGTCCAGTTTCTTGGTGACGCTCTCCACGCTCGGGACAAGCACATAAGTCCTGGCCGGGTCGCCGTCCTTCAGCCCCGCTATCGTGATGTATCCTCTGCCTATCAGCTGTCCGCTCATATCCTAACGCAGTCAAAGGGTCATTTCTTAGTCACATCGCACCATATCGTCGCCCTGACGTCCACGTCCGCGGCGGCTACGGTAATCGGGTTGCCCGTCATCGTGGTGGTGGTCTTGCCGCTCCAGTTGGTCGCCACGCCGTTCTTGTTGTACTTTGTCCAGGTGTAGACGAACTGACGCGACGCCTCGGCGGTGTTCTGGTCCTCTATCTTCGTGCCGTCAAGCCACACCTCCGCGAACACCTGCGTGGACAGAGTCCCGTTCACTATCTTGTCGCCCGTGGTGGAGCGCACATACACCACATACGGGTCCGTCGCGTCCATGATGGTCTGGTAGCCGTAGAACACCTCGGACGTATTCTCAGTGTCGGTGAACTTGACGCGGAACGTCTGGAAGTTAAGCACGTCGTCGGCATTGACCGTTAGGGTTGCCACGCCGGACGCGAAGCTCGCTCCGGAGGCCACCGCCTTCCACGAGCCGTCGCTTATGTCGAGACGTTCCCACGACGCGCTCACGGTGGTGTCATGCACCGCCCCGCGCAGGAGTTTGGCCTTGATCTGGATCTGCGTGTAGCCGTTGCCTTTGTCGAACGTGTCGCCGTTCGGAAGCTCGAACACCACAAGTCCCGCCGCTCCGCCGCTCTGGCTCAGCGCGATCGTCTTGTAGCCGTTCACATGCGTCACCGCCGATGTGTCGGGGTCCACATAGTCGCACTCCCACTCGATGTTGAGGTACTTGGTCGAGGTCGGAATGTTGGCCTTTATCGTCAGCACGTTCTTCACGAAGGTGTTGTTGCCGGACGTCCTGACAGCCGACCCGTTTATCTTCCACGCCCAGTTCTGGCATGCGCTAGTCGGAGCCTGGTCCGCGCTCAGCCCCGTGACGTACACCTTTGCCGTCACCGCCTGCGGACTGCTCGCCGAGTAGGAGGGCGTGTAGACCTTCGTGTCCGGATTGTATATCTGCGTCTCGCCAAGTGACGTCGACGTGTACGCTTGCACCGCCTTGCCGTCGTTGAGGTCGACTATCGTGATCTGTCCGCTAGCTATCTTCTTTCCTGTCGCCATGTCATCTATGCTTTGTCATTTTATCAAAAAATCATTCTGTATCCGTCTCCGGGTCGAGCCATGTGCCGCTCAGGTCCACCTCGCAGGTGAACACCGCGTTACGGTCGATGTCCTCGTCCGTGACGGCGCAGTGTCTTCCAATGCCCTCGTGAAGCCGGTTCCATATCTTGTCTCCGGTGGTGTCGTCGGAGGTGCGCTTCCACGAGAACCGGCCATCGTATATCCTGTACGTCACGTCCTCGTTGCGGAAACTGACATAGGCTGTCAGCATCCTCTGTCCCTCTCCGTTGAGAATCACGTTCCCCTTGTCGGTGAGTATCTGCACGCTCACCGCCGACTGCTCCGAGTTCTCCACCAGGTCGCCCAGGGTGATCCCGCCGACGGTGGAGCCGACGCTGAGCGTGGCGTTGACCTCGAACCTCCGGGCGTCCTGATCATACCTTATGTAGGTCGATCCATCAGGGTCGCCGAGGTACAGGTCTCCGTGGCATCTCATGTAGGCGTGGCCCTTAACGTGGTCGTAGCCCTGCGATATGATGTCCTTGCCGACAAGTGTGTAATGGTCGATGCCCGTCAGCAGCTTCACGCTCGGAGAGTCCGGATCCACCGTGCTGAACACCATGGCCGCCTGGCGCGTGGGGTCCGTGCGGTTGCCCAGATGCGCGATCACGTCGCCATCCTGCGGCACGTCGCTCCCGGTATCGCAGTCCGAGGCCGACAGGTCTATGTAGCCGTAGTGGTTGCCGGCGTCATCGGTAGTCGCGTCGTTGTTGACCGCCGTGACAAGCCGCCAGTAGCGGTGGTTGCTGACCTTGTTGGCCGTGCCGGTCTTGGCGTTGAACATCTCGGAGATGGCCTGGTCTCCCGCCACGATCTTCGTCTCCGTCTTCTCGCCGTCCTGCTCCGACAGGAACCAGCATCGGTAGGCCGTGACGCTTCCGGCTGCGTCCTTGACTTCCTCCACCATGGTGCATTTCACCGCCCCGCCGGGCGTGATGTACTGCTTTCCTGCCAGGGTGGCCGCCTCGATGATGGTAAGCGTCTCGAAGTACGCCTTGCCGCGCACCCACAGCTTGAACACGTCTGCGAACGACTGGTTATCCGTCTTGTCTATGCCGAACATTCCGCCCGATACACCGGCCAGGTAGTTCCCCGCCTCGAAACCCTGCCTTGCGGTTATTTTACGCACGCCAAGGTCATACGGTGTGCTGTCGTTCTTCCTCTTCGACAGGAACCGGTCATCGAGTCCGGACAGTGCTCCGGACGTCAGACGCTCCGCCTCCTTGGCCAGATCTGCCTTAACGGCATGGTCAGCATCGTCTGCATGTAGCGCGTGTCCTGCCCGTGCGGCGAACTCCGCGTCCTTGTTCTCGATGCGCAGCACGGCCGTGGAGCCGACGCCTCCGGTACGTCCGCTCTTGACCGTCCCCTTCGGGACCTTTGCGATTCTTATATTGATCAGTTCGCCCATAGTTATCTCCGACCCACGAAGGAGTCACGCTTGTTGATGTTCCTAAGCAATATCTTTAGCAGTGATCCGTCAATCACTATCTCATGGTCCAGGACCACAGGAGTCACGCCGCCCGCCGGCATCAGTTCCTTCAGTCTGTTCAGAGGCGCTATCACCTCCGGGTTGTTCCTCGCTCCGGCATACTCTCCCACCAGCGCGTAAGTGGGACCCGAAACTATACCGCCCTGCGCGAAAGCCGTGGCGTTCTTGATCTGCGAGACTACGCCCAGCGCGGTGGCGAGACCTGACAGGGCGAATGCCATCCAGCTCACCGGATCTTTAGGCGTGGCCGCTGCGGCCGCATAGCCAGCCATGATGTTGGCGACGGCCCCCGCGATGATGCCCGCGATGTTCAGTTCCGGACTCTCCAGCGCATTGCCGAGTCCCTGGAAAGCCGACGCGGCGGCCCGCGCACATTCCACAACCCCCTGCATGTTCTTCGACAGCGACCCGCTCTCCCTGTTGGCCTTTCTGAATGTTCCCGGAATCTGGAGAACCGCGGTCTCCAGAGACTCGGAATCCACCTTGACGGGGATGGTGACAGGCGCGGCCATGCTTCTGTCGATCTCGGCCTTGTCGGTGATGTAGTTCACCCGGATGTCGATGGACTGCTGCAGTTGCCGTTTCTGCGCCAGCAGCGCGTCAATCTCCGCCGGATCCGTGCTGAACCGAATCTTGGCGTCGATATCCGACATCCGGTCCTTCAAGGCCTGCAGCGACCCCTCCGGAGCCTCCTTCTTAGACGTGGACGTGCTTTCCTCAGACTTGCCCGCGCCTGTCGGCGTAGAAACATCCGGTGTCTGCACGCTCGGTGTGATTTCCGGGACGAAACTGCCGCCAAGCACCGACGTCAGCGAGTTCCACTCCCCATCCAGTTTCTTAAGTTCCGATGTGGTGTCATCCAGCAGGTTCTTGAGCCGCGATGCTTCCGTCAGCATCCTCATCAAGTCCTGCTGCTGGGGAGTCGGATGGGCAGCGGCCGAGCCGCTGTACACACCGGAATTCAGAGACGCCTTGTATTCCGCCTCGGCCTCCGCGTATCTTGTCTGCTTGCGGTCATACCCCTGCTGATATTTGGCCTGCTGCACCAGCAGTTGCGCCTTACGGCTCATCAACTGCTGCATCTGCTCCCTGGCCGCCTCCATCATCATCTGCTTCTCCAGAGACCTGAGGTATGCGTCCAGCGCACCCTTGCTGGCCTTGTAGGCTCCGGTGGTCCTGTCAATGTTGGCGTTGTAGCCGGGAATTGCCTTGTTAAGTTCGTTGACGGCCTGCAGCCGATTGTCCATCGACACCCGCTCGTCCTCCGCGGTCTTAATCAACTGCTCTATCTTTAGTCTCTGTTCCGACAGCCGGACCGACACGGTCTCGCGCACCTTGCTTAGCGCGCTCTCGGACTGAGCGGCTTTCTCCGTCTCGCCACGCATATGCTGTATGGCCCGCGTCACGCCCCATACGGCCAGACTGATCGCGCCGATTATGCCGAGTGCCGCCGACAGCCCGCGGAACGCCACACTCGCGGCGTTGGCTCCCGCCTGTGCCCCAAGCACGGCATTACGCAGTCCTAACGCCGATACGGCGGCGCGTCCCGCCGAGGTGGTGTACAGGCCGAGGGCCGTCACCAGTTTCATGATGGTGGACCCCTGCGCGGCCGCAGTCAAAGCCTTCATCGACGTCACCAGGATTCCCACGTTGGCCGCGGCCGTCAACGCCGTCAGAGCCATGTTCATCATCGGCTTCACCGGCGCGACGATGGCCGACACCATGTCGCCGTAGGAACTGAACTCGTTCTTGAGCCTCTGCATGGCGGAGGCTCCGGTCTTGGACATATCGTTGAACGCGGCATCCATCGTGCCGGCACTCTCCGACATGGCCGCGATGTTGTCCTGGAACTTCTCGCGCAACTCGCCCTGCAGCGGAATGATCGCCCGCATGGCCTCCGCGCTGCCGAACAGTTTACCGTAGATCTCCTCCGACAGCATCCCCGTCGAGGCGGCGTAGTCGCGTACGCTCTGGTCCAGCGCGGTCAGGAACGCCGAGAATCCGCCCGCAGCCTTCACGGCGGCGGCGTCATACTCCATTCCCATCTGCTGCGCCATCTTCGTGGCCTCCGACGAGGGCTTGACCAGCGAGTTGAGGATTGCTGCCAACTGAGTCGAGACCTCCGCGGTGTTTCCGGACACGCCCGTCAACGTGGCGAACGACGCCATCAGTTCATCGATGCTTGCGCCCAGTGTGGCGGCGACTCCGGTGACCCTCGGCAGCGTGGCCGCCAACTGCTCGAAACTGGTCACGCCGTTCTTGGCGGTCAACTGGATCTTGTCCTGGATCATTCCCGCAGCGTCCCATGACAGTCCGTAGTTCTTGATCACCGTGGACGTCACGCCCACCACGCTGTTCAGGTCGGCTATGCCTCCCACCGCCGACCGCGCTGACTTCTCCAGGAAGGTGATCCAGTTCTCCTCCGGAACGCCGTTGGAGATCACCTGGTACAGTCCTTGGGCCAGCGCGTCACGCGCCATCGGGACGGATCCGGCCAGGTCGGTCACCTGCCGTTTCAACGCGCTCAGGTCCTCGGCACCCTTTCCGGCCATGGTGTTGGTGGCACGCATCGCGTCGCTGAATCCCCGGCTTTCCTCCGTGATGTCATTCAGGACCTGGGACACGTCCGACAGGGCGTTCTTCAACGTGGCCACGGACACGGCGGCCGCCGAGAAGTTGATCAGGCTCTTGTTGAGTGTCGAGGTCCTGCTGGCCGATGCCTCCATCAGCTTGGCGAACTCCTCGCAGCTTCCCGCAAGATTCTTGAACCCCTTCTCGTCAAGGTCTAGCTTTACGCCGATCGATATTGTCTTGTTTCCTGCCATGTCAATCCCAGTGTCCTGTTGCCAGATATTTCTTTACTCTGTCTGTCTGATGCTTCTTCTCCGCCTCCGTCTTTTCCGGCCGTTCTCCCTGGTCCCAGGGCAACGGACATATTCGTTTCGGGTCGATATCCTTCTTGACGAACGGCTGCAGCGTCAATGCCACCTGCATCCGCATCACCTCCCAGGGTGTCCGCTCGTCCAGTTCCCGCACCTTGCGCCAGTGGACGAAGGCTTTCTCAAACTCCGGAATGGTCAATGCCGCGAACGTCTCGCGGCTCATCCCCATCCCGCCAAGCGCGATTCCCTGAAGGTCATCGATGCCTAACCGTTCCCCGTCTTTTTTTTTGAATCGACGTCATACCCTTCCGGCGCGGTGGCCTCCTTAAGCCATTCGGCCAGACCATTGCACTCGGCCAGCGACATACGGTCCGCCATCTGCTCCACGGTCATGTCGAACTCCTGGCCGTCAAGCGCGGCGGTGCTTTTCAGCGCGGCCCACGCCAGAATCAGCAGCGACTCGGAATCCACCTTCTGCGGATCCTTAAGGAAATCAAACCCCGCCGCGCGCTTGAAACGCAACAGACAGCCGCCCGTCAGGCATGCCTCGTATTCCTTGCCTCCTATCGTTATCTTTTTCATAGGTATTCTGTTTTATCGGTGCGCCGGAGTCCCGCAAAGGACACCGACGCTGACAAGAGAATGGAGTTGGTTATTCGGTCATGACCGTAGGTGCTCCGCTGTTCTTCAGCGATCCGGAGAAAGTCGAGTCATCGCGTCCGGGATGGTCCTCGGTCAACGAGGTGATCACGACAGGACCGACCAGATACGGAGTATCGTCCTTTGCACGCCTGAAGCATTTAGCGGTGACAGGCTTGCCGGCTTTCCAGGCCATGCGCAGCTTGCCGATGGAGTTCTCCGTCTCCTCGTAGTGCTGCAGTCCCTCGAATTCTATTTTGAACGACTGTCCCGTCACGGTCTCCTCGCTGAACAGGTCGGTGCCGATGTCCTTCACTGATGCCGGAGCCTTTACGTTGTGCGTCTTGGTATCCGTGTCGTACTGGATCTTGTGCGACATACAGTGACCTATGCACAGTTCGTCGAGCATCAGCAGCATATCGGAACCGTTCACATATCCCGTGGGCGTCGTAGATGTTGAATCGTTTGCCATATTTTGAATTTATTGATTGTTGATGTTAACTGCTCATCCGGAACCGCAACGCCTGGACGTACAGTCCGTCCTGCGTCGCGTCCTCATAGGCGTTGTCAAGGTAACAGGAACGGAGCCGGAGTGTTCCGTCCGCCCAGTCGTATGTCCTGCCGTCGAGTTCCGAACAGATGGTCTCGGCTATATATATTCCCTGCTCGTATGTGTCGCTCCAGACCGCCATCTCGACATAGCAGGTTGTCGCCGGGCGTCCCGACTTCACCTGCTGGGCGTCAAGCTCGACGCGGCGGTACACCACCACCGGCAACGCGCCCTCCAGCGGAGCGCGGACCGCGTACACCGGGACTCCGGGAAGACACTGCCTCAGCAGAGTCTTCACCAGGATGCCTAAGCTGAGGATGGTCCTATGTGAGTTTGCTTCCATACTTCTTTGCCGTTTTCTCTATACTGTCGGTTATCGACTGTCTGATGGTGGACTCTACGTCCGGCATGGTCTCGCGCTCGGCACGCTCCATGAACCGATAGGCCCGCATCGCTCCGCGGGACGCGCCTCGACGGAATATCCCGCCGCGTGTGGCGCGCTGCACCGTTCCTCCCTCTGCCCATAGCGGAACCACGCGGAGTCGCCGGAAAGCGCGCTCCTTGTTGTCCCGGGCCGACGTCTGGTAATGGAACCTCTTCGTGCCTACCGTCACCCGGAACCCGACCATGGTCCGGTATATCACCGTCCGGATTCCCTTGGCCACCTCCGACGTCCGCCCCTGCAGTGCCGGTGAACCGCTGGTCAGGTTCCTGACCGCCGCTCGCCTTACAGTCCGGGCTGACTGACGCAGTCCTGCCTTCAAGGCCTTGGCTCGCTGCTTTGGGTCCAGCTCTGAAAGCATCCCCCACAGCCGCTGCACATCGACATCCATTCCCATCACTCATTCACTTTTGAGCACTGCAGCGTCTTCATCGCCCGTGCGCGGTTCAAAAGGATGTTGTCAACGCGGTACAGCAGACCCCCCTCCGTCAGGTGTCGCACGCGCGCGCCCTCTGCCATCTTGTGGTGGAACCGGATGTTGAACTCCGCGTCATAGGCGGAAAACAACTCGCCCCCCGACTCGCGGACGCTGCCGCGCTGCTTGCGCAGCTCCGCACGGATCGGATGGTCCCGCTTCATGTACTTCACGGCTCCGGAGGTGAACTTTCCGTCCACCTTCACCGCGTCCTGCACCTCAAGCAGTTCTGTCAGTTTTCCCGCCATCATGGTCAGTCCCTTTTAGGTTCCTTGAATATCCAATAGGGCTTTAGCAAATACTCCAGACCGTAAGGCACGGCCTGTTGCATTGCACTCTCTGTCGGCTCCGGATGTGCGAAGAAGTGCGCGCCCACCGCCATAATCGCCCAGCGCAGATCTCGCGGAAGATCCTTGTCGGATTTATATTCGCTTATATCTCTGTTGATGTAAGCGAACACGCTTTTCTCAGCAGCGTCGAGGGCCGCGGCCAGGTTCTTGTCCTGGTCGCTGTCCTCCACGTAGCTCTCGATGCGGCAGTGGGCCTTGAAATCGTCAAGACTTATTAGGGCCATCTTCCGTCAGTTTTTAACCGGCACCGCCGCCCGGAGGTGTCTGAACGGTGGCCTTGCTGATCGCGAACGCCTCCGGACGCAGACACTTGGTGGCGTAGTCGCAGTTCAGGACAAAGCGGATCTCGTCCTTGTCGGCCAGCGTGTACGGATCCAGGATGAAACGGATCTGATGGAACAGACCGATCATCTGGTAACGCCAGTCGCCGATGCCCACATACTGCGTGCCGTCCGAGTCCTGCATCAGGTTCGAGGTGAACACAGGAACGCCAAGCAGCATATGGTTCTGGATCATCGGGATGTAGATGCCCTCCTTGTTGATAGGCTCCACCTCCAGTATGGCCTCCATGGTCTTGGACATCACATAGGCCATATGCTCGCCGTCGATGCCGCTGGCCAGGATACCAGCCTTCATCAGGTTCAGCTCCTTGGCGGTCGGAACCTCCGATATGGTGCCGACGGTCTTCCCGACGAACGGTCCGGCAAGGTTCGTGGACGAGTTCACCTTGGTGCGGCTGAACGCGATCTTGTTAATAAGGCGTGCCACGGAGTTAGGCAACTCGGTGCGGATTATGCGCTCCAGGATACCCTGCGACTGCAGAAGGCTCTGCGAGGTGGCGGGAATCTTGATGCCGACACGCTCCGGGCTGGCCGTAAGCTTGCTGAAGTCGAACGTGGTGTCCGACAGCGCGACGCCCTCTCCGGCGATCGTGGCGGTCACGGTCTCGTAGGTCGGCCACTCATAGGTGCCCGACAGGCCCGTCGGCAGCGAGATGCCTACCTTGTTGTAGATGGTGGCCTCCTCCAGCGGCTGCAGGATGTCCATCACGTTCAGCGGCACCAGTCCGCCGGTGTTGACGTCCGACACCATCATCACGTCGCGCATGAACACCATCTCGGTGCGCACGCCCTTGCGGAAATTCTCGCGGACCACCTCGTCCAGATGGGCGCTCAGACGGTTGCCGTAACGCTCGTGGGTCTCGCGGGCGGCGGCTCGGCTGCGCGCCAGCAGTCGCTCATCGTAGGCCTGGAGGTCGCGCAGTTCCTTGCGCTCCGCGTCGGTCAGCTCGCGCTCCTCCTTCTCCGCGGCGTCCAGGATCTCGTTCATGCGCGTGGCAACCGCCTGGCTGGCGTCGCACAGCTCGCGCATGGTCATGTCCTTTGTCTTTTTCTTCTCTACAGACATAATGAAACTATATTGGTTATTGTATTTATCTGTTCCTGACCGCCAGCCTGAGCCGCAGACTGGCGATCTCGCGCTCTCCCTTGCGGTCCACTGCGGGTTCCGGAGCATCAGGCTCCGTCTTGTAGGTTGTCTCCCGCTCCAGCACCTCGCGGCATCGCGCGCTCACCTCCGTTGTGGGATACGCAGGGTCGGCCGCTATGGTGAAGTCACGGATGCTCTCGATCTCCCGGATCTTGCTCAGGACAATCGTCTTGTCGTCCTCCTTGCGGACCTCGATGTCCTCGTAGGTGTCCCAGTCCTTGATGGTGAAGGCGAACGAACAGCCCGACAGGTCGCCGCTGCGCACCAGGGCCAGGGCCTTGTCGCCGTCCACCGTATCCGGTGCCTCGAACTCGAAGTACACGCCTTTGTCATCGAGCCAATAGCGCAGTGTGCCGTTACCCTTGTTGCTCCGCGCCAGGATCAGCTCGCGGTTGTGGAACATCGTCATCTTGATGTCCGACTCGTCCAGCAGGCTCTTCGGGACGGCCTCCTTCAGGATCAGTTCACGGTACTCTTTGTCATCGTACGAGTACAGAACCGTCTCCGTGTCGAACACGATGGCGCAGCCGGTGATGGTGCGAGAATCCTTGTCCTCCGATTCCCGCACGTGGACTCCCTCGGTCACGATCTCGCGCAGATATTGTTTCTCGTTATTTTTCATCTTCGTTCGGTTGATCATTGTTGGATGTATGTCCCTCATGAGCGGGAACCGTCCCCTCGTTCAGCAGTTGCTCCATCGTCTTGAGGTTAGCCGACACAAGCAGGCTGTCACCTCCGTCCAGGGCCGGCATATTGTCCTCAAGACGTAATTCGTTTGGCGACGCCAGTCCGGCCGCCAGCCTTGCCGACTGCCAGTGCACACGCGTCATCAGGTCGCACGAGTGCAGCGCGCTCCGGTCGAACGCTATCCTGCGCTTGCGCCATACGCTCGGGCCCACCAGCTTGGCGTGGAACTCCGTCTCGATGCTCCGCAGCAACGGATTCAGCGTCTTGTTCAGGAAGTCCACGCTCGCGTTCTCCGCGCTCTTGTAGTTGGTGGCGGAGTCCGCGAAAACGAACATCGGATTCACCATGAAGAACCGGCAGATCTCCGTCACCGTGAACCGGCGCGTCGACAGGAACTCCAGGTCCGCGCTGGTCATGCTGAACGGGATGAACTTGCCGTCCGTAGGAAACGACACTATCCGCTCCCCGGCCTCGTTCAGCCGCTGGTCCACGCTCCGAGCTATCTTGTCAGTCTGCTCGTCGGAGATCTTGCCGCGTCCCCAGGTACCCTGGTCCGCGTTGGTGATCATGCCGCGGATGGCGCCTCCCTTGATGAACCGTTTCTCCGTCTCCGCGTTGCCGCTCGACGCCGTCGCCAGCGTCTGGTGCGCGTACGACAGAACCGACACGCCGCGTTTCGGGTCCAGGGGATTGCTCAGGTTCTTGATGTGGATTATCTCCCACGGCTGATACCGCCGCCTTTCGTACACATAGGTGTCATTGTTCGTGTCATGGTTCACGGCGTACCGGTCCGCCAGCACGATATGGTCTATCACACGCGGATCGTCATGGCGGCGGAACGGTATGATGTAGGCGTTTCCCTCCAGCAGGATCTCCGACACCATCCGCTTCTTGAAGTCATAGGCGTTCTCCCATCCGTTCGGAGCCACGTTCAGCAGATAGCCCAGATTGTCGGTGTCATCCTCCACGAACACGCCGTCACGGCGCCGCAGCGGCCGCAACGGCAGCGTGGCCACCGATTCCGACAGCAGCTTGACGCACGCGTAGACCGTGGCTATGCTCATCGGCAATGCCTGTGTGAACGCCCCGAAGATGTCGGTGTAGTCTCCTGCGGCATCCCTCGCGCCTGATGACTCCGAGGCCTCCCTTTGTTTCGGAAAACCTGGAAACACCGACAGGATCCTTTGCAGTATTTTGTTTGACTTGGCCATTTTGCACTTGCTTCTACAATCAGGCCCGTACACGCAAAAGGTGGCCACCTTTTGAGGCCGCCACCGTCACTTTAACATACTTTAACCTTAATGCTCGTCAAGCCACAGTCGGTGACACATCAGCATGGTGATCACGCCGTCGATGCGCTGCGTCTCGACTCTTTTCTCCGGTTTCTTGTTCTCCATGTTGTCCTCCACCAGAACCGCGTTACCGAAGCAGTAGTAATTTATGGGATTGTCGTTGATCCATACATGGTCGGTCCACACTCCGTGCTCGAAACTCTCCACCGCCGCGTTGAAGTTGCCCTTGGTCTGGCTCACCGGCACCACGCGCCGCGCGTCTCCGATGGTCTTCAGGATGTTCACCACGTCCCGGGCCTTGTATGGGTCGAAACCTATCCGCAGCAGTTTGGTATGCTCCGCTATCAGCAGGATATGACTCACTATCTGGTCATGGTCTATCACGTCGCCGGGCAACAGGTGCAGGTATCCCTGCGACGCCCATGTGCGGTACAGTCGCTCGTTCACATGACCCTTCAACGCGCCCTCCGGAAAGAAATAATCCGTAATGTAGCCGAATGTGCAGTTCTTGGAATTATAGAACCCTACGGACACGGCCGAGAAGTCGCCGCGCACCGACAGGTCTATGGCTGCCATCGCGTCCGGATGCCCGACAATCCCCTCCACCGTGGCCGGACGCGCTATGTCCCGCGCACGCGTTGCCGGTATCCACGATTTCTGCTCGTTGACGGTGTACAGGTTCAGTAGTTTCGTCCGGAACGCCAGCATGGCCTCCGCGCCGTTGCGCTCCGCCTTCCGGTACTCCGTCTCGTAGTAGTCGCTCTGCACCGTGACACCCAGGTGCGGATGGACCTTATGCCAGGTCGCCGGGTCGTTCTCTGCATCGTCAACGTCAGGCTCGAACAGATGGGCGAACAGCGAGTCATCGTCGAACTTGCCGAGCAACACCTCCTTGTAGCCCTGCAGCATCGCGTAAAACGGCCCGTCGAACACATCCGACGCGGTTGTGATTATCACCGTCAGCGGATTCTCTCGGACGCCCATCGACGTGGTCAGCACCGTCAGCAGTTCCGAGTCCCTGGCCTGGCTGAACTCGTCCATGATCACCGTGGAGGCATTCATGCCGTCCTTGGTGCGCGCGTTCGACGTCAGACACTGAGCGAAAGCCTGTCGGGCGTTGCCTGAACGTGGCCGTATGGCCTCCTTGTTGATCCAATATCGCTTCCCCCGGGAATCAAGCCTTGCCAATGATCCGCGGATTACCTCGAAACACTTCTTGGCCTGGTCCTGGCTGTTCGCCCCTATGTACACCTCCGCGTTGCTGTCGCCGTACAGCAGGTCATGGACCGCGAACGCCGCCGTGCCTGTGGTCTTGCTGAACTTGCGGGGTACGAACAGCACGCACTCCCGCACCACCCTGCGCCCGTCCGGATGCCAGAAACCGTACACGTTGGCGAACTGGTACGCCTGCACCGGTGTGAGCCGGTAGTGCGTCAGTCCCTTCTTGCCCGGAAAATACAGTGTCTCGTACATCTTGAAGAACCGCTGCACAGGCACCCGCGACAGCCCGTAGCGGTCTATTTTCCGGAAAAAGGACTGCACCGACAGCTGTTCCCACAGGTTGTGGCCGTCCGGATCATTGATCACCGCGCGGCAGTAGTCCTCGATCCGGCTGTCCACCTCCCGCAGCCTGTACCGCGCCACGTCCGTCCGGTCCAATCGTTCCGTGACATCCTGTTTCGCCTGTCGCAGCTCCTCTTTCTCCAAGTCGGTCATTTCTCGGTCATCCGTATTTGCGCGCTCCCTTCCTGCAGGTTTCTGGATATACCGTCAACGACGAACTGCTTCCCGGCCAGCACCGGATGCTCGTAACAGTTGAACCGGTCCACTATGCCGTCCACGTCCTTCATCCCGTGGATCAGGCTGACCCTCGCCCGATGGGCCTTGTTCCAGTGCCAGTCCAGATACAGTTGCTCCGGCTTGCCCGTCACGTCACGAACGGTGTCCTTGATGGCCAGCACCACCTCCCCTGTCTGCGCGTCGATCGGCGTGTTGCGGCACACGGCATCCGGCACGCCAAGCAGTTTCCGCTCCGCCGTGGTCAGCCCCGACGCTATGCGGAACGTTAGGTCATCCTTCTTGTTGACGAACGCCTCGTCGGTGTCCGAGGTATAGACCAGGTCCCCGTCCTCCGAGTCGTCGGCATGGTCCGTCTTGATCTCCACGGCGAAATCCTTCATCCAGATCGCCGACACATGGTTCAGCAGGACAACCGACTGCTCGGTCCACTGCGTGTGCCGCCACATGCTCGGCGACCGGCGAAGTATATCCTTCCACAGCGCGTTGAACGGCCCTAAGATCATGAACCGCACCTGCCCCGCCACGTTGTCCGATTTCCGCACCGGGATGGCAGTCCCCTTGGCGTCTATGCCGAGACGGTACGGAATATTGTTGGCCATGGCGTACTCCGGACCGATGATCCTGTCCTGGATCTTGATGTCGATGCCCAGCGTGAACGACTGCCGGTAATACTCATCGTCGCTGGCGCACTGCTCACGGATCTTGTAGGGCCGCCATTCGTAGCACGCCATCTTGTCATCGCTGTCCTCCGGCGTACCTGTCTGCACCACACACTTGTCCCCCACCACCAGCATGCACTGCAGCAGCGGCAGCTGGTTCACCTCGTCAATGCTGAATCCGGCGTTGCCTCCGCCTGAAGAGTACCGGTACTCCAGGGCGGCGTACACGCTGTCATCCTCCACCGGGAACAGGCCGTAGTTCACCGGAACCGTCGGCTGATACTCGTCCATGGGGACCGGCGTGGACTCCGGCGTCTGGCAATGCCAGTAACGGCGCGTGTAGTACCGCTTGTAGTCAATCTCATCCTCGTCCGAGTCCTTGTCGTACGGCTCCGTCTGCAGCGTGTTCAGGTTCATCTGTATCAGGGCCCGGTATCCCTCGTCGTATTCACCCTGTATCACCGTCATGTCGCTTCCGGCCGGTGCGCCGGTTCCCGCCACCACTTCCTCGAACGTCCAGAGGTCCAGCACCTGCATGGCCTGGAACTGCGCCTTGGCCCAGTCGTAAGCCGTCCGTTGCGCGGTGGTCTTGGTCCTCTTCAGCACGTCGGACATGAAATCGTCGGCTATGGCGTCAAGCATCGTCTTGGCCTGCCCTACCAGGTCCTTCACACTCTGCACAGGCACATGCACCGGGTTGAGCCGCATCGAGCCGGAGAACACCACATAACGCGTCGTGTCCTGGTCCGTGGGCGACAGCGTGACGGACTCCCCCGTGTATTCAGCCACAGGCATCGCGGCCCTCAGCCGTGTGGAGATCGTGTCGGCGATCGCGGACGTATCGTTCTCCGTGTCGGATGTCTGGCCGTTCACTCCGATCACCAGATATTTCCCGGTGTTCAGCTCGCTGGCCACCGCGTTGTCCTCGTAGCCGTATTTCTGCTCTCCGGTCGCTATCTCCAGCAGCATGGCGCCCATGTTCGGCTGCAGGTTGTTCGCTCCCGCCTCCTGCGCGCTGGTCTCCGGACTGTAGTAGTCCAGATAGTCCTCCAGATGAGTCGGGGAACTTGCGCTGCCGGGCGTGATGCCTCCGAACCTCCAACCCCCCGAGTCCAGCACACGGATGTAATGGTCCTTGCGCCGCGCTCCCTCCACCGGACGGTTCTTCGTGGTCAGCCCCATCGTGTAGAACATATCCCACGCACGCGGAGACATATACTCCGAACACCACAGCTGACGGCCGGAATACAGCCGGTCCAGCGTATCCTCGGCCAGGATGTCCGGAACCACGTTCTCCACCGTGTCGCGCTCCACGGCCAGCGACAGTTTGTTGAAGGTCTCCGTCACCTCCATCCGGTGGCTCCTGTCCCACACCGTGGTCCGGTCTATCGGCACCGTGTCACCGGTGCCGAGTTTGTCGGGATGGTAGATCTTGACCACCCCCTGGTGCATGCACATCCGCAGGTTCAGGTACTGCAACAACGCCTCCGTCACGTCCAGCAGGGTCCACGCGCCCTCCTGGTCATCGCCGAAGAAGATTACAGTGTCTATCTGCATGGCCTGGAACGCCGGGACCGTCCCCAGTGCCGGCACTCCCTCGCTTGTGGTCTGGACGCCCGGCGCCACCGCGCCCACGCATTTCGCCAGGACGGCACCGACGCTCATCCGCGTGGCCGTTGCCTTCTTCTGGTCATAGTCCACGTCCTCGCGCGAAACATCCTCCCACAGCAGGTACCGCATGGCGGAGAACACGTCGACGCACGTCAGCTCCACCTCGTCCAGCCGGCTGTTGAACGGCTGCGAGAACGCCTGAGGCTCCACATACCCCATGAATATGGTCTCCCTGTCGCGTGTCACCGTTACCTTGTTGTCCAGCACGTCCCGTGAATACAGGTCCGTCAGCGCCTCCGCGCTCAGCAGACGGATGGTGCAGCTCTCACGCATCACCACATCGAACTGGTCGTTGTACGCGTGGCTGGTCTCCACCGGATCCTTGGTGAAGTACAGGCCGCCGTCCGGCTCCCCGATCTCCCGGACGGCAGTCCCCCCGCCACTCTCTATACGCACCGTTACCGTGCGTCCCTGTATGTCGTTGAATGATCCCTGGTATATCATGGCTTATTTTATTTTTGAAAGTTCCTCCGTCAGCTCGTCGATGGCGTCCGGCAGTTCCGGAGCGCCTATCAGGTCCTCCACCGTCAGTTTCAATTGCCGCATCTGGCGCGTCACCTGCGTCTGCGCCCGGTCCAGCGTCTTCAGCACCGGATTCTCCATCGGCTGATTGCCGTCCCGCGTCACCTTCATCACGATCAGCGCGAAGTCCGGCTCGCTCATCTTCCGGTCCACCTGCGCCAGCAGCCGCAGCGACCGCGCCAGGTTCAGGATCTGGAAATCAAGGTTCGCGTCGTACGTCCCGCATTTCTGCATGGCCGTCTTGATCTTCCTGCGGTATGTCTCCAGCGAGGGAACCGGTTTGACCCGTTTTTCCTCCGTTTTTGTCGTTTCTCCCATATTTTGCCGTTTTTTCAAACATTTTGGTCACACACACGGAAAGGAGGGGGGGGAGGTTTAACGGCCACCCCCGGCCTCTGAAAAAAACACCCCCGGGGTCTCTCCGTACCAGCGCGACGCGAAATCCTCCACCGTCTTCCTGTCCCTCTTCTGCTTCTCTTCCTTGCTCCCGCTCCGCAGCTCGCGGTGCCGCGCCTTGTGGCATGGCTGGCACAGCGCCACAAGGTTGCTCCGGTCGTACGCCAGTTCCTCCATCCGCCGACAGTCGCGCACGCTCTCCAGCGGGATGACGTGGTGGACCTCCGTAGCCAGCGACACGCGGCCAGCCGCCCTGCAGTCCTCGCAGAACGGTGTTGTCTCCAGTACCGCAGCGCGGATCCGCCGCCAGCGCTGGGTGTTGATAAGCCGTATATAACTCCTGTCCTTCGACATGATCACCTCCTTTTCCTGACGTCAGGTCCGAACACATGGTCGCTGGTCCGCTGCCAGTCCGAGTAATCCCGGAACTCGGACTGGATCTCGTCCGCGCCCGCCGCTGAACCTCCACAGGAGTATCCGGCTTCGGTCAGTCTTTCCATGACCATCCTTACGGATGCCTTTACAAACTTGGCAGGGTAGGCGAACCCATAACGCCGCGACGCCTCGGTGAGGCTCCTGTACTCGTCCTCACTCAACGTCATGCGTATCGTCCGCTTACCCTTCTTGCCCTGCATACCACGTTCATTGCCAGTATGCAAATATAATAAAAATCTCTCACTTGGCATAGACCCTCACCACGTCCATCGCAAGTTTCCTCACCACGTTGTCCTGAACGTCGGCCTTTCCGTGCAGCGCCCCCAGCATTCGCTCGTCGACCGTGTCCTTGGTTATCAGGTTCACCACCGTCACCGGACACTTCTGACCCTGACGGTGCAGCCTGGCGTTGGCCTGCTGGTAGTACTCCAGGTTCCACCCTGTCCCGAACCATATGATCACATGACCTCCGCGCTGCATGTTCAGTCCGTAGGCGGTGCTGGCCGGATGCGCCAGCAGCAGGTCTATCTTCCCCTCGTTCCAGTCGTGCAGGTCCTCCGGTCCGGTGTACTGCCGCACCTTCAGACCACGCGGCACCGCCGCCATGATCCGCGACACGTCATGCTTGTACTGATAGAAGCACAGCACCGGACTCCCCGCCTGCTCCACCAGGTCCATCAGCATCTCCAGCTTGGCGTCGTGGATATCGACGGGTGTCCCCTTGTCGTCGTACACGCAGCCGTTGGCGAACTGCGCCAGTTTGTTGATCAGCGCCGCCGCGTTCGCCGCCGTCACCTGCGTCCCCTTCGGACACAGCAGATCCACATACTCCTTGGCGAATTTCCGGTAACGGGCCATCAGCGCCGGTGGCAGAGTCACCGCCACGTCCCGCAGGATCATGTCCGGCATCGTCAGGTAATCCTGCGCCTTCAGCGAGAAACAGATGTCGCCGATCTTCTCCATGATGGTCTCCTCCGCTCCCGGCTTTGGCCAGGTTTTGATGGGGATGTTGTTTTTCACAATCATGTTGAAGTACTGCGTCCGGTACTTGGTCACGAACGGTCCGAGGCGCTCCCCTCCGTCCAGGCAGTACACCTGTCCCCACAGGTCCAGGAGGCTGTTCGGCGCCGGTGTCCCCGTCAGGCCCACTATCCGCACAGCCTCGTTCCGGAGTTTCTTCATCGCCTTGAATCGCTGCGAGCCGGAGTTCTTGAAACTCGTCAGCTCGTCAAGCACGATCATGTCGAACCGGTGACGCTGACCTTTCTTCAGTCCCTGGAGCCATGTCACGGAGTCCCGGCCTATCACATACAGTTCCGCGGGCGTGGCCAGCGCGCGTAGCCGCTGGGCCGGAGTCCCTGTCACCACCGACACGCGCAGGTCCAGATGCGACCATTTCGCCACCTCGTCGCTCCATGTCGATTCGGCCACCTTCTTCGGAGCCACCACCAGGACGCGCTTTATCCACAGGTCATCAACCATCCGCTGGATGGCCGTCAGCGTGCAGACGCTCTTGCCAAGCCCCATCTCCATGAACAGCCCGCAGTGCGGATGCGTCAGAATCCACTCGATGGCGGCGCGCTGGTACGGATGCGGATTAAACGTCTCCATCGCCCTGTGTCGCTGTCTTCCAGATCCGGGACGCGCCGCTCGTCATCGACTTCCATCGCTCGGAGTACCCGGACAGATTGCGTCCCTCGATGTCAAGCGCGGCGTCGACCTTGCCCTTGCTGTCGCACACATAGACGTGCGCCTTGGCGGTCCGCAGCCGCGTCAGCCGCAACGCCTGCATCGGACTCAGCGGCTTTCCCTTGCTCTTCAACTCCACGAAGAACGCGTAGCCGAACCCCGGCAGGACTATCCGGTCCGGCCATCCCTTCGAGCCCGGTGGATCGAACTTCAGGCATATCCAGTCGCGCTTCCTGCACTCGTCCACCAGATACTGCTCGATGGACTTCTCGCTCTCTTCCGAATGTCTCGTAATCGCCATATTATTACAAAAATAAAGTGAAAATATCTTGAAAAATGCTTGCAAATTCAAGATATTTTCACTAACTTTGTAACGCAATCAAGAGGAATTGCAAAGGTTAATCCCCGAAACCACAGCAGGGGAATGAATCAAAAACCGATGCACTATGAAAGCCAAGTTTGCAATCACTTTCAAAGTGTGGAGAATCACGATAAAGATTGAAGTGAAGTTCTGATTCTCCGGAGGGGCGGAAGCCCCTCCACATCGGCTTTTGATTACGGTTACAAAGTTAACTTAATATTCTGAATTATGCAAGATGAAAAACTGAATCAGTCCGGCGGTACATGGGGCGGGTCACGCCAGGGAGCCGGACGTCCCAGGACCACGACCAGGTCCGTCACGCTGCGCGTTCCGGAGGACGTGGCCGAGATCCTGGACGCGCTGCCCCGGGGCAAGGCGGCGGCCTACATAGTCCGCGCCATCCGCGCCTACCATGAGTCCGGCGGCGTCTGACAGGATCCCGACAGACCAACTTATTCGACTTTGCATTGCTTTGCATAGACTTGTATTAATTTTGCACCGGATTTTAACTTTTCAGTGTTAAATTGGTTAATTAAGTCTTAGAGTTTTAATATTTATATTGAAAGATGATGCAAAGTTGTTATCTTTGTACAATCAACTTGGAAAGATTCATGCGCAACACCTCGCAAAATCAATCCTAAGCCGTCACTTAGACGATTTAACCCCGGAGGTAGGATGCCGGGGTTTTCTCTTGCCCATCCTACAACAAAGGCAAGCCGTGGCTCGGTCATAGCCAGAAAGGAGGTGTTATGTGTGAACAATTCCAAGTTGATTGACGGGAAGCCCTGTAAGCTGGTATTCCGGAGATACATCCGGAAGAACGGCAAGATCATTTATCCGAAGCATGCGAAAGCATTTCCCATCTGGGTACCGGAATAAATGACATGCTTATCGTCATGGGAGCGTCCTACCCGCTCCCTTTTCGCATCCCTTGCGTTCATCCCATCGCGTTGTACAGTTCGCGGATCTCGGCGGCCTTGGCCTCCAGGGCGTCGGCCTGGCTCTGCAGCGAGGCGCGGAACTCCGCCCGTGCCGCCGATCCGTCCGGATCCGAACCGTACAACCGCTCCTGGATCCCCCTGAGGAACATCCATTCCTCGTACCGGCTGCGCTTCTTCTGCGGATGAGTCTTCGGGTCGCTCATCCCCTGCTGCGCGGACGCAATCCTCTTCTTCAGCGCGTCGCGAAGGAAATACACCTGGCGCCGCGTCAACTCCACGTTCAACGTCTCCTCGAAATAGCCGTCCATCGTCGGGACCTCCGCCGGTGGCTCCGGCATCCTGTATCTGTTCTGTGTCGTTTCCATCATCGTCTGTTTTTAGGTTGTGCCGGCTTGCTGCATGACAGCGTCAGCAGCTCCGCCTCCCGCAGAATCTCCTGCGCCTCCCTCCGGTTGTGGAACCACGGGTTCATCCCGTAGCTGAAATCCGCCGACACCATCCGCATCGACCGCCGGCTGTACGCCGTGGTGCACACCTCCCTGTGCATGCTGGGCTGCGGATACGCCGCCATCGGGTTGTCGCAGTACTGTCCCAGCGACACATACACGTCAGCGTCCAGGTCCTCGCCGCTGAACTCCACCGTCAGCAGCACGTCGAAGTCCACCAGCCCGTTCAGCCGGTGCGCCCACGCCTTCACAGGTCCGGTGAAGAAACAGAACCCCACCGATGTGGAGCCACCCTTTCCCCCGTGGTAATGGTCCGTATCGTTCCGCAGAACCTCCCCCGCCATGTACTTATCATACTCCGCCCGGCTCATGAACCGGTGCAACGTCATCTTGTCTCGCTTGCTCATATTTTCACGAATTCGATGTCATCCGACGCGAAGTAGACGGTATTGGTTTCTCGTACTCGGTACAAGGCATGCCCTGACAACTTACAGTCTATAGCCTTATATGAAGTGCAGTAGGCGTTGCCCCATGCCCGCACCGTGACGGTGTCCGATGCCTCCACCGTGGCGTTGCCCCATGCCACCACCGTGGCGGTGCCCCATGCCCGCACCGTGGCGGTGCCCGATGCCAGCACCGTGGCGTTGCCCCATGCCTCCACCGTGGCGTTGCCCCAT